AAGCCATATGCATACGTGTGGTCTTGTCCACACCCCCGCCACCCTTCTTGCGGCCCGGCGAAAAGGTGATGACAGGCAGGTTCAGTAACCTCATCTCGTCAGCAAGAGGCTGACCAGTGGCTTTCGCCTCAATCAGCATCATGTCAGGTTCCCAATAGTCGTTTTCTTCCTGTGCGATCTGCTTCAACTCAGGAAAGTTCCAACGGCCACGTTTCGCGTCTAATAGAATTAGGTGCTGCTCACCATTGCTGTGCGGTTCAAACACACCCCACGTCGTGATCGCCGAGTAGTCAGCCGACTCCTTCTTACTGTACGCCGTGTCATATGACTGAATAATGTAGTCTAGCTGCGGGATATCCTCTTCTTCCCACGCATTCCACCACTCGCGCTTGATGACAGCGGTCTCCTCGGAAACCGGATTCTGTTGCCACTGTGCATTCCATTTGCCCACGGACAGGGCAGCTTTGACTTTTAGTAGCTCGTCTTTTTTCCAGAATTCAGGCCAAAGCGGTTCCCCCGAAGGCATGATGGCGGGAAACTCTACTACTTCCCACTGGTCCGACATCATGTCGTTACCCTGCGCTTGCAGTAACCTGCCTGTCAGATCCTTCTTTGACCACCGTGTCTGGACAATAATAATGGCACCGCCAGGCTGGAGACGCTGACGCGGGCCAGATGTGTACCATTCGTACGTGTTGTCGTACGCCGATGTGGATAATGCATCCTGCTCCGAGTGCGGATCGTCAATAATCAGCAAATCAGCACCACGACCGGTCATTGCAGCGCCCACCCCTGCTGCAAAATATTCCCCGCCTGCGCTGGTTTCCCACCGACCAGCAGCCTGGCTGTCCTGTTTAAGGTCAGTGTCGGGGAAGATCTCATGGTAGATCGGATCCGCGATGAGATCCCTGACCTTACGACCGAACCTTACAGCAAGTTCGGTGTTCATAGTAGCCTGAATGATTTTTAGCTTGGCATTTCTGCCCAGAAACCACGAAGGCATCAAATATGATGCGAACTCTGACTTCGAATGTCGGGGCGGCATGTTGACTATCAGACGCTTCAAGTCACCCGAAGCGATCCGCTCCAGCTTTTCGGCAATGATTTTATGATGACGCCCGACGATGAATCCATCGTAGACGTGATCGACGTATGCCATGAAGTCAGACTGCGCCGCTTCGCGGGTTTCGAGCTTCTTCAACTGCTCTTCGAGTAGCAGAAGCTCACGCAGATCCTGATCGGGCATTGTGTGGAGGGCACCGGACATGCCCGAACGATAATATCTGGCAGTGAATTTATCAACCCAGCACATGCACATGCACAGCGCAACCCTCCCCCCCGAAAAAGGGGGCCCCCCCTCCCGGCAAAGCGCCCGGGCATTGGCAAAGCGCCCCAGTAACCCGGCCCGCCCAGTTTAGAATGATTTCAAATTGCATCTGGTAGCGCGGATCGAGCGCCTAGTTGCGAGACGTTCGCAAAGATAATGGGTTGGGATGGGTTGACCGGAGTAATGTTTTCCTATCTAATCCCATTATATCTTATGGATTAACGGAGGTTCACATGTCCAAACGCGAAGCACTCTTTACCGCCATGCGCGGTCGCATTTTCAAAGCCACGTTCACCAAGGCCGACGGATCGATCCGTCAGGCATGGGGCCAGTTGATCGAGGATGACCGGCTGGTCGATCACCCCGACACGGTCACGTTCATAGATTTCGGCCTTGGCAAGCCACGTCGCGCCAAGCTCGATCAGCCCCATGAATTCCGGTCGGGCAAGACCGTACACAAAGGCTAGGCGCTTCGGCGCCTACCCGTCGGGCAGTGTGCGCTGTCCCCTGATGATGGCTGTTAGGCCGAAACGGGTAAACCAGACATAACCACGGAGGTTAATATGTCTATTTCCAGAGTGTTCCTCGATATCGAGGATGTTGTTGAGGTCGAGCTTGAGCGTAAGGATGGCAAGCTTGTCATCTGGTACTGGCATGGCGCGGATCGTGCCATCGGTCATTTTGCGCTACACGGCCAGCCCGAGGTGTTCGTCAAGGATGCCGAAGGTCGCCGCGACATCGAAGACGCCGAGATCGAGATCGAGGTCGAAGCGGAGTATGTTCCGAAGACCGGACCCGAGACCCGCGCTCGGGTGATCGAGCTTCTCTCGAACACGCGGAACGGGTACACGGTTGAGCAACTAATTACGTTCATCCCGAACATCACCACCAAATCGTCTATGTGGACCGTGCTTCACGATCTCCGCAAGACCGGCGTCGATCTTCGTAAAGGCCCGTCGCCATATGGCGGCAAAGAGCGGGCCTTCTGGATCGCGTCCTAACCGGTTACCTCCGGAGACTGGGCCAGCGCAAGCTGGCCCAGTTTTTCCAACCCAACACGGAGAAGAAGAATGACACAGGAAGATATGATCGAGCTTGCGAAGCAGGCCAAATTCAAGATCGAGTTTATGGCACTCATGCTACTCGCGGATCGTAAGGACATGGCGGCATCCGCCTACGAGGAAGCACTAGCCAACCTCAGGGCAATCATCGGAGAGGAATCATGAGCACCTATTTTCCTTTCAACACCAACGGGGCACGGAGTTCATACTCTGTGCCACAGGAGGTACACGATAAGATCGGCGTGATCTTGCATGAGTGGATCGCCAGCAAAGGCATTCCCATCGAGAAGGACAGCATGATCCTGTATGTCGAAGGTCACTGCCACACAAAGGACGGAGAGGAATCATGAGCTTCGATGCATGGGATGACTGCCTAATCCCCGACGTCCTGTAACCATCGGCCCTCAGCCTCGAGGCTGGGGGCTTCTCTTTTCCCTGGGCACCGGCGCCGCCTTCATAAGCCGCAGGGCGCAGGGCGCAAGGCCCGCAGGGCGTAGGATATTGTTTGATGAGATGGGATTTTATGCTATTGTTTTTATGTGGGCATCCCGCCTGCGCCGCGCGTTGCGCGTGGTTAATCGCGTTTTTTCAAAATTAAATAACGCTAAAAATACGTCGGGCGTAGTGCGCCCGACGTCACGGAGAGAGATATGTCTAAAACCTATGAAGAGTGGATCGATCACTACGCGACGTTTTACGAGCGTCTTAATTATGATCTCGGTGATGTACTTACTGAGATCGGCATGACCCGGGATAATCCCGGCATGGGACGCGACCGGCGCGACGCTGCGCTCTGCGTTCTCGATCACATAGAGACGAAGCTGCGGGACGCGACCGGCGCGTATGCCGAGCCGATGCGCGTCGCAGGACCGGCGGCGCTCTTTACAGAAGAAGACGAAGCAATCTGGCGCGATGAAGATCGCGTTTCAGATTCGCGGAATCGCTTCCAATAACCGACAAGCCAGGACGGGATACCGTCCTGGCTTTTTTTATGGCGGCACGTCGCGCCTGCCATAAGCCGCAGGGCGCAGGGCGCAAGGCCCGCAGGATTATTGTTTTGATTACATGGGATTATGTGGTAGTATTCTAGGACATGGAAAAACACGGAGGTTGATACCATGCTTTCAAACGTCTCAAAAATGCCGGGCAAATCTATATCCCGGTCCGCCTTCCGGTGCGGAGTAGGCAGCAAACTTGCCGAGGTGCCGGGGTCCGTCTGCTTTGATTGCTACGCGCGCAAGGGCATGTATCGCATGCCGAACGTCGTCAACAAGATGGAAGAGCGCGAGGAATTTTTTCACGCTATCGATTTCGTGCCGCGCATGATCGCGCTGCTGAACCGGACGCGCGCGCCAGAATTCCGCTGGTTTGATTCCGGGGACGTCGAAGACGTACGGATGGGCCTCAATATTCTGGACGTATGCGAGGCAACGCCGAACAAGCAACATTGGATTCCGTCGAAGGAATATCAGATATGGGCCAAGGTTCTGAAGATTCGCAACCTGCCCGAGAATGTCACGCTCAGAATATCGGCGCCAATGGTTGACGGACCACCGCCCAAGGCATGGCAGAACACTAGCACGGTCACCGCCGGCGATAACATCACGGGCCATGCATGCCCGGCGCCAGAACAAGACGGTAAATGTGGCCCGTGCCGCGCCTGTTGGGATCGGTCGGTCGCCAATGTCACCTACCACAAGCACTAGGAGCTTCCTCCGGGGAACAGGGACGGTCTATAGACCGTCCCTGTTTTCATTCATGCCCGCGCCATCATCATCGGGCGCAGGACGCAGGACGCAGGACCATCGATCATGGGCCGCAGCGCGCAGGGCGCAGGGCGCAGCGCCTATATCACCGCACCATAGGGCCGCAGGACGCAGGACCGAGAGCCGCGAACCGTGCAACTCGGGCGCTAAACCCCCGTCAAACAAAAATACAAGGCCGGTCGGCGGCTCGTGGACCAAGAAAAAACTTACACCACCACAGCGGGAATGCCCCAGATGCCAAGCAATCTGGGATTTTGAGATAGAAAAGCGGTCATTATTGGTAATTTTTAGTTCAGCCCACACCGGCACACCATCCATGCACAGATATACGTCTGGCATCCCCTCACCGGCACGGTTTTCAATCCGCTGGCAATGGGTCTTTTTCGGTAACTTCTGCCTCAATGAGTTCCATAGCTGGCGTTCTGTTCGAGGCATCTTCAACCCTCTTCATATTGTCAAAGGCATGTGGGTGCCGCTTGCGAAGGTCATCGAGTCGGGCAGCGATCTCTTCCCGCGACAGTTGGTCAAGCTGGTGGATGTGGTTCTGTTCCCGCCGGTCTATGGTCAAGCCACCGAGAGCGGATCGAATCTTCTCGGCATTGATGGCGGCAGAGAATTGACCGGACTCTTCTGCACCGCGCGACAGTTCGTCAAGGCGTTTGAGTTGGCCAACAAGGGTCACGCCGTATTTTCGCTCCCGCTCTTCCCGCAGTTCTTTGATCAGATCAGTGACCAAAGGGTAGGACGTACCATCCAGCAGTTTGTATGCGTGTTGTTTGGCGGCATCGGGCGAGTAGCCAGCCAGCCTAGCGCACTCGGCATTACTGTATCGCCCCTCGACGTAGTACCTAGCAAACTCTCGTTGCCTGTTTGTCAGGCCAGCGGTCTTCTTTGGCAAGGTAAGCCC